ATATGACAAAAACTGTACAACTACAAAACAAGACAGCGCCACCAGCACAACAAAAAGAAGTGCCTATGGCAAAAGAAGATAGTATAGCGCTAGCAGTAGCAGCTAAACTTGCCGAAACTACTTACAATAGTGAGGGTTGGCAAAAGACATTAACAATAAAAGCTAAAAAAGCTGACGAGGGTTCTACTTTAGTTGAAACAAGTGCAAAGCTACAAGCACAAGCACAAACTAAAATGTTATCGTCAATAGGGCAACTAACTATGGCTTACTATAAACTACTAACTAAACAACCTCAATCATAATGGAAGATAGAATAAAAGTATTACTGAAACAATTACGTACAATTTTAGATACAAAAGAACTTGACAGGCTAGATTTACCAGCAGGTGCAAGGGGGAGCATAAACCCTGACTTTGTTAACGGTTTATTTGCAAACCCACCAGCATCTAAATATCATAAAGCAAAAATAGATATTGATATAGTTGGTTTATTAGTTTATTTATGCCACGAAAAAGTGCAAGAACATTTAATTGAAAATGTAGGTAAACTACGTATGACTGTTAAACAAGCAAAGCCTAAACCAAACGCACCTGAAAGATGGTATGGCGCATTGGATAGTAACGATTGGAAGAAAAAAACTGAGCTCACTAGCAAGGAACATAGTCCTGATAGAGCTGTAACCTCTAATGCTAGTGATGATGACCTCCCATTCTAGAAACCTTGTTACATATAAATCACAAGTAGATAAGCTAAACGCTATAAGGCGTGGCGAAATAAAAGAAGGGTTGAGTTTAGGTATAGATGCCATAGATGAGTATTGGCGTTTTAAATTCAACTCTTTTAATATTGTACTAGGACACGCAAGCACAGGTAAAACAACTACGCTATTATATTTGTTATTGTTATATGCAATTAAATATGATTTAAAATTTTTAATATTTAGTGCAGAAAACGAAGCAAGTAGTATTAGTAAAAAAATTGTAGAGTTTCTTACAGGTTTACCGTTTCATAAAATTGATGATAAAACTTGGTTAGAAAAATTAAAGTGGGTAGATAAACATTTTAAATATATAGACATTGATGAAGTTTATACTGCAACAGAATTACTACAAGAAGCAACAACTATTAAAAAAAATTTTGATTACCACGCACTTATGGTAGACCCTTATAATAGTTTGTTACGTGATAAAGAAACAATGCGTAGTCACGGTGCGCACGAGTACGATTATGCTGTTATGTCTGATATGCGTTTATTTACACGCAAAAATAAAGTATCAATATATTTAGTTACTCACGCAGTAACAGAAGCGTTAAGGCACAGGCATCCAATGAATCACCCATTTGCAAACTATATAACACCGCCAAGCGCAGGAAGTGCAGAGGGCGGAGGTAAGTTTTTAAACAAGTCAGATAATTTTTTAATATTACATAGATATACAAATCACCCAGAGTTTTGGACGAGCTCGTTTTTAAACGTAATTAAAATAAAAGAGATAGATAGTGGCGGCAGACCAACACCATTAGACTCGCCTATTGTTTTAAAGTCAGTACCAAACAACGTAGGGTTTAGTTTAGATGGTAAAAATTTGTTACATTTAATTAAAAAGCGTTGATCCTTGAAAAAGCATTTAAGAAACATAAAGATTGGATACGTATTGTTGTGTCATTTGGTTGTAACGAAACTACTGCCGAAGATATTGTACAAGAAGCCTATATTAAAATTGATGATATGGTAAAAAAAGGCAGAGACCTATCATATAAAAATGATATTAATTATTGGTATGTATATAAAATACTTAGGCATTTATACTTACACTTACGTATGAAAGAAAAAAGAGCAGGTATGTTACCGATGCCTGATATTATGCGTAACGATTATAACAAATGGGCTGACACTGAAGATGTTTTAGAAGCACCAACTTATATAGAGTATGATAGGTTTGAACAAGGTTTTGAAGATGTACTAAGCGAACTAACTTGGTACGACAGAAGTATATTTGAAATGGTTAGTAGTGGTAAAAAGATATCAGTATTAAGCAGGGAAACAAATATTAATTATGTATCGTTGTGGAATACATATAAAAAAGTAAAAGAGCATATAAAAAATAAAATAGAAAACTATGATTGGTATAGGGGATTTGGTAAAAAAGGTAATTGATGTAATTACATTTGGGCAAGGTAAACGCATAGCAACTTTTGTAGCAAGGTTATTTGGTTATAAAGATTGCGGCTGCGATAAAAGGCAAGAGCAACTAAACAAGTATAAAATAAACATTAAAAGATGAGTCAGGAACAAAAGATGACTGAGAATGACCACAGGCAATGGTCAAAATTTAAAGGAGTAAAAAACAACACAATCACACAAGGCGAACTAAGGTTAATAGAGCATCTACACTCTAAATATTTTAACCATCCATTAGAAACTTTGTGTACGTGCAGGGGTGAAAAGATGAAAGGTAAAATACAACAGTTCGTAGATGATATAAACATCGTTTACGAAAATGGATATAAATAGTGTACACAAGTGGGAACAAACAGTAGTAGGAATATTAAACTTTGATGGCTGGCAGCTTGAATGGTGCGGTGGTAAGTTTGAATACTATGATGCAAAAGGTTTAACACCTAAAAATAAAAAGTGTGTTGTAGAAATAAAGTTTAGGCATAAATATTATAAAACAAAAATGCTAGAAAAAAAGAAATATGATAATCTAATGAACATTAACCAAGATGTACATAAGTTGTATTTAGTGTTTGACCCAAAAGGTATGTATATATTTTGGCTTAATGGTATTGACTTACCGTTAATAGAACAAAAAAATTGCCCTGATACTACACTATGGACTAAACATAAAAAAGAAAAAGATGTATATTTATTAGAAGAATCACAAGCAAGTTATATAAACAATGAGTCAGGATTTAACAAACAGCTATAAAAAACTAGATGCACTTAAACAACTTGAGTGCGATACAAACATATTGTATATACTAGAAGTATTAAACAAATGGAATAAAGCAAAAGATAATGAACAGTTAAAAAAAGTAATAGATTCGTTTTTAGAAATACAGTTTTATTTAATAGAACTCAAACGTGATAAAGATTTAGCAATGAAAGCTATATTAAAATATAAGTTAGACCGTAATGTAGCAATAGATGAATATCAAAAATTAAAACAAAGGTTAAATGAAGATAGAGATTTTACCGGAAATAGTAGGGGAACCAAATGATACTGTATCAGCAGGGTTATACGAAACAATAGAAGTTTTATATAATGAGTTTGGCACAGTACCAGAACACAACAGTAAGATAAAAGTAGATTTATTTGACTTTGTATTTGAATATACATTATTTGATAAGTTATACGAATTTAATTCAACAACACAAACACTAAACATAATTTTATTATTTAAACAAACTGGCTATTATGAAAATTAAATTACTAGATGGTAAGCTGTATGACCAAAAAGATTTGTTGTCAAAAATGTTAGACGATGACTTTTATTATGGCTTTATGCACAAATGGGCGTTTAGCTCATCAAGTATTAAATTACTCTTGGAATCACCAAAGACATATCACAATGTTATGACCTATGCTAAAAATGACAAAAGCAGTCAAGCGTTACGTGATGGCTACTTGTTACATTTACTTGTATTAACACCAGAGTATTTTGACAAACAAATATTTATAGATGTACAAAGTAAAAACACAAACAAGTTTAAACTAGCGCAACAAGAACACGAGGGCGACGTATATACAATTAAAGAAAAAAATGATGCTGAACGTTTAGCTGATGCAGTGTTTCGTAACGAACCTGCAATGCAATTAATAAAAGGTGCAAAGGTAGAGTTTCCTGGAGTGGGTTATGTACAAGGTAAACCGTTCCGTGCAAAAGCAGATGTACTAACTAAAGATGCTGTAATAGATTTAAAAACTACAAGTGATATAAAAAAGTTTAACAAGGCAGCATACTGGTATCACTATGACGTGCAAGCATATTTATATACAGAAATCTTTGGTATAGATAATTTTAAATTTATTGTTATAGATAAAAAGAGTTGCGATATAGGTGTAAGCAGCCAACCAGTTAGCAGGGAATTTATAGACAGCGGTAGAGATAAAGTTAGGTATGCTATGAAAGTGTACAAAGATTATTTTGAAACAGGCGCAGTAGATTTAGATAGTTACTTTATAGATATTGTAT